CCTGTTGGTGTTATGTTAAAGTTCAGGTAAATAAATTCAGCTGTTTTTGTTGGTTGAATATAAATGTTACCTATCAACTCATTTCTATCAACTACATCTCCAGTATTATTAGTTTCATCCATTACTACTTTATAAGCATATAAACCTTGACGTTGTTGTACACTTGTAAGATATGGATTAACTTGAGCTAAGAAATTGTTTCTAGTTGCAATAGTATTTTGTTCAAATACTAAATTATTAGCTACTTGAGAAATATATGATTTAAGAGCAATTAATAATCTTCTAACATTTACTCTATCTAAAGCACTTGCTTTAGTTTGTAATGTTTTTTGACCATATACTACAACTCCGGTACCTGGGAATGTTGCGATTGGGTTTACTTTTCCTGTATATAAAGTATCACGATCTGATTGAGATAATTTCTTTTCTGCTCTTACTACTTGTGATAATCCACCTCTATTAATACCCGCAGGTGCAAACCAAGGCTCAGCTACTGAGTCGTTATAAGCATAAACTCCAGCTATTACTGTTGAAGCAGGAACCCAAATTAAGTTTCCTGTTCCAGGATCAACTACTTGAACCCAAGGCCAATAAGATGCAGCGTATGAAGTATTTCTTGTTGCGGCTGCAGATACAGCATCAGACACTGATTTGTTGAAAGCTACTCCGTCTAATATAAAAATATTATCACCACGATCTTTAGTATTGGATACGATTGTACTTATTTGACCTGTAAAGTTTCCTTGGTCGTATAAACCAGGAGTTAATAATACATTAAATTGATAATCGTCTTTATTATCTAATAAAGCAATCATATTATCATAATCTGTTCCTACTAAACCTTGTGAGTTTGTAAGTTCATCAATTTTTTCATAAAAATTAGCACCACCCATTATTGTTCCAGTAGCCGCTCCAAAGGCACCACTTGTATTAGTTATGATGATAGAACCTGTGTATTGTGTTCTTATAATTCCATTATTATCAAATAAATTAGGTGTTGTAGTTAATACTTGAGATACACGAACATAATTTGATCTATTAACATATGAACCACTTAAATATATTTGTGCAGGAGTATGGGGGGACGTATCTAATACTTGTCTTTCATCGCCTACAACACGAGCAACATAGTTACTAGCATTTGGGTCTAAACTGCATCCTGTAAATTGTTCTAATATTATTGGTTGTAAAGGATTATCATCTCCTCTTCTAATTAATAAATCAAATGTTCCTGATGAACTATTTGCATTTACAATTTGCCATCTTACATTATCTGATGTTCCATTTTCTAAAGAACCACTAACTTCAGCACCATCACTATTCATAATTATACCTTCAGAAAGTGTCTCTAATATAAAAGCATTAGTTGAACCAGAATTTATTATAATTGAACTAGTTGCTGGAGTGTATGCTGCTCCTGAACTAGTATTTACCACTCTAGCTACTAATAGAGATTCACCTCCATTTACAAAATAATTGTAAGCAGCAACCGAAGTAAAATAAGAGTAAACTTGACTGTCAGTTGAGCTTCCGCTTACAAAAGTGGTTCCAAATTTATTAACATATTCGCTATATGTGGTTACTATAGTGGGGACTTCAACTGGGCCTTTTACTGTGGGTCCAATTATTGCTGCTCCTACTTTTACGGGTCTTTTAGCGACAAAAGAATTATCATTTTCTATAGGTAAAACACCTGGGGATATTAAAGTTTCTGCCATTGTTTGTTATTGTGTTTAATTTTATTATAAATATGGTGGATTATGTTAAAAACATTAATTACTTATAAATTCTCCGCTTTCAAGATTTATACTACCTTCACCATATTTTTGTTGAAGTTTTTCTCCCATGCTTAATTCTTCTTGTTTTAAGGTTTTTAATTTTTCTTTTAACATTTCTTTTTGTAATACAAGTTCTTGCATTCTTAATTCAATTATACCAAATTGTTCTATTAATTGCAGTCTGGATTCTTGAATTTGTTTTAAGGATTGGATTTCTTGGGGTTCTAGAGATTTTTTAATAATTGACATAAATTTTATTTTTAAAAAGGAAGACCATATAATGATAATATAATTGAATTTGATGAAGTAATACTCCCTCCTTCTGTTATAACAAAATTTAAAGAAGAAGAAACAGCTTTATATTCACTTACTGTATTTATAGCAGGACCTGCAGCAATATTATTTAATTTTTTATATTCACCACTCATATAAGATGAATTTGAGAAAAGTAGAGGGAACTCGAATGAAGTTACTGGTTTCATTTGTTTTTGCGTATATACTTTATTCTGTGATATTATTGCTTTGGTTCTTTCCTTTTCCGTAGTAGATACATCTTCACCTTTATTCTTTAAAATAAAAAATAAAGGGATACATGTTTCTCCTATAGGGATTTCCTGGTGTATGAAGTTTTTAAGTGTAGATTCTATTATATTTTCTACTACATATATTGGAGAAATATTTACAGGCCAAGCCATTATATTTTGTATAGTAGGAGAATATATTGAAATACCAGAATTTCTACCTATCATACTAATATTATCTCCATTATTATAATAGGATGTTAGATCTTTATCTATAATAAAATAGGTTTGACCTGTATCTATATTTGCATATGTAGAATCTATACTAGATGTGTACATAACACTAGCAGATAATGCTATAGCTTGTGATTCACTAGGTATTATTGTAATATCTATTATTTCATTTGGATAGAATAATCCATTATCAGTTGGTCCTGGTATTGGTGCTGGTAATGCAGAGTTGATTTTTATTTTACTTCCTATATAATCAGATGGGAGAGGATTAAGATTAGTAAGAAAATTATTAAGAGAAGGAAGATTTTGAGGAAGTTCATTATATCCTAAAACCAATATTTTTTCATCAATATCAATATTATCAATTGTAAAAGTAGTCAATAAACTACCAGTTATATCGTAATAATAAAGTATTGTTCCTTTTGTAAAATCTCCTTGCCATTCACCAAATAATGTTATATAATTACTAGATGTAGGTGCTAAACTTAAATCAATATTAGTTTCTGATATTAGTTGAAAAGGACTAGAAGAAGAATCAGGTGGCTTAACAGGCTTATTAACTATATCTATTACTTTATTTAATTTTTCTCTTATTATTAAATAAGATTCTCCATTCTTTATATGGTTTTGATCTTCAGCTGGTACTGATGCTGATACTGATATTTGTCCTGGCATTGGTTCTGGTATTCCGTTTATTTCAAGCATTTTTATTATAAATATTTAATCTGTCCAAACATTATTATCATCCCAAACATTATTATCATTCCAAATATTATTATTTATTAAAGAATGAATAATATTATTATCTCTAGGATATTCATTTATTTCTACTTTTGCAATATCTGGTAATTTTTTTAGAGCAGTTAGATCTTTTTGAATAACATCAGGTATTATATAACCATTCATTTTGATACTAAATGTACTACTTACTACTCTTTCTTCTTTTTCACTTAACTCAGTTTTAATAGCAAACGAATCAATCATCGCTCTAAATAAGAATCTTGCAGGATTACCCCAATATGAATCAGATGCATATTCAATTGCTTCAACAATTTTATTTAATTGATCCATATAATAAGTATTAATAGCACAACTATAAGTTAAAGTAATATAGTCTGGGACTACAACCGCATAATTTATTTTTTCTGGTTTTATATTGTTTAATACACTAAAATTATCGTATGAATTTTTTACACTCCATAATTTTCTATAAATTGCTATATTATGGGGATTATTTGCATCTAATTTATTTGCTATGGATCTTACTTTTTCAATATTATCTCTTTTAAACATTATTATAGGCATCATAATTCTACCTTGTGCATCTCTATAATATCCATTCTTTTGAAATGAAACCCATTTTTCAGGTGAACCATATATTACAGGTACCTCAATTCTATCTCCATTTTGTAAAACAAAAGGTTTAATAACATTTTTAAAATAATAAAGTATAGCCTCATCAATATCTTGTATCCCTATTGAAAAAGGTTTAGTTGTATCGCCTTTAAATGATACTTGATTTCCTCTGTTTAATTCAACTGTTGAATTTGGATTACCAACAGGTGAAAAACCAGGACCTTCTTGATTATAAGGTTCTTGCAAAGAGATACTTATTTCTCTTTGTGATTTAGGTATTGGAACTCTACTATT